GGCCGATGGTCAGATCAGCGAGGACAAAGTGATCCGGGCGAATGCCTGGGGTGCGCGTCACGCAGTGGACCTCGAGGCCGATCAGAACACTGACCCTGATGCTGACGGATGGCCGGGGAACGGTGCAGTCGCGCACTATCTTTGGGGGATCGATCCGACCGATCCCGAACCGGCTCGCAACTGGTTCGAGTCGAAGAGTGCCGCTATCGCGGCCGATACTGAGGGCGAACGAATGGACGACCTGGACACCATCACCGAGATCGATACCGAGACGTTCCCGACGTTGACGCGCGAGAACCTGTCGCGCACCGTCGAGTTCCGGGCCGCACCGTCCGAGGACGGTCTGACCCTCACCGGTTATGCGGCCGTGTTCAACGAGTGGACTGAGATCGATTCGTGGGAGGGCACGTTCCGGGAGCGCATCGCCCCGGGCGCGTTCAAGCGGACCCTCGGTCAGCGGATGCCGGTCCTCCAGTTCGACCACGGTTCCCACCCGCTGATCGGGTCGATCCCGTTGGGTCGGATCACCAGCATCGTCGAGGACGAGCGTGGCCTGAAGGTCAAGGCTCGTCTCTCCGACAACTGGCTCGTCGAGCCTGTTCGGGATGCGATCCGTGACGGTGCGATCGACGGCATGAGTTTCCGATTCTCGGTGCCGGCCAACGGCGACAAGGTCGTCCGTGGCAAGGATGGGATCCTCGAGCGGACCATCAACGAGGTCGCCCTCTACGAGGTCGGTCCGGTCGTGTTCCCTGCCTACGAACAGACGACCGTGGGTGTACGCTCTCGGCAGGCACTCGATGCCCTGCAAGACCCTGAGGTGCGGAGCGAGATCGCTCGGCTCCTCACCACTGGCACCGACCTTGCGTCGCTCGCCACAGACCCCGACCCGGTCAGTGACCACTCGGGATCCGCTGCTACCGACTCGGACCAGGTCCACTCGGAGCCTTCCCCCAGATCCCGAGCCCAGCGCGAGGCGCTTGTGGCTCTTTACCTCGATTGAGGAGAACCCCATGAACCTGCACGAACTCCGTGCCCAGGTCGAGGAGATCCGGTCCACCGTGGTCCGGCTCTCGGAGATCGACGACATCACCCCCGAGGACGACGAGGCCCTGTCGGCCGCGCTCGAGGCGTTCGAGGCCCGCAAGGCTGAACTCGACGACCTCGAGGCTCGTGCTGCCCGGATCGAGGCGGCGAAGGCCGCGGCGACCGAGCGTCACGCTGGCATCGACAGCCCGACCATCATGAAGCGTGTCGAGCCCGCTGCGCTCGACCTCCGCACCGCCACCCGTGGCGAACTGCGGGACGCTGCCCTCAAGGTCCTCGAGACCGAGGGTCGTGGCCTGGCTCCCCGCCAGGAGGACCACGTCGACTCGCTGCTCCGCACGAAGTCGGCCTTCACCGACGGTGCGGTCATCGCGAAGCGGATGCTCGTCACCGAGTCCGACTCGTACCGGTCGGCGTTCGCGAAGGCTGTGACCCAGCCTGTGCCGGCGTTCGACGCGGACGAGGTCCGTGCGATCAACGAGTTCCGTGCGATGAGCGAGGGTGTCGACACCGCCGGTGGGTTCGGCGTGCCGGTGCTGATCGACCCGTCGATCATCCTCACGTCGGGTGCGGCGGCGGCTCCGGTCCTCAACCTGGCCCGGGTCATCACCATCACCACCGACGAGTGGAAGGGCGTGTCCTCGGCCGGTACCTCGTGGTCCTACGACGGTGAGGGTGTCGAGGTCTCGGACGACGCTCCGACCCTCGCCCAGCCGACCGTCCCGGTCTACACGGCCCGTGGCTTCATCCCCTTCTCCGCCGAACTGGGTGCCGACTACGTCGGCTTCGCGGCTGAGATGCGGGCCCTCCTCGACCAGGGCTACATCGACCTCGTGGCGTCGCAGACGATCACCGGTTCCGGCTCCTCGCAGCCGACCGGCGTCTTCACGGCTCTCGACGCGAACACCAACTCCGAGGTCGTGGTGACCACGGACGGTGCGTTCGGTGCGGTGGACCTCCTGAAGGTCTGGAAGTCGCTCCCCGAGCGGTACAAGGCGAACGCCTCCTGGATCATGCACTCCGACGTGGAGAACGAGATCCGTGCGTTCGGCAACGGCAACGAGGGCTACTACACCGTGAACCTCACGGCGGGTGGCATCGGCACGCTGTTCGGTCGTCCGATCTACACGACGGACTACGCCCCCGAGTTCACCGGTACGACCGGTGCGGCGAACATCCTCGTCGTCGGTGACTTCAGCAACTTCGTCGTCGCACAGCGTGCGGGCATGAGCGTCGAACTCATCCCCCACCTGTTCGGTGCCACGAACAGCCGACCCACCAACCAGCGTGGGTTCTTCGCCACGGCCCGTCACGGCTTCGACAGCGTGAACGACCTCGGCTTCCGTCTCCTCCAGAACCAGTAGGAGACAACCCTCCAACGGTGACGGGGACCAGGCTTTCGGGCCTGGTCCCCTGAACCGTTCGCAAGTCAGCAGCCAGCAGCCCACCCCTTTCGGTCGCCCCGACTGCTGGCTGCCAGTCGGGGCGACCGGATACCCGGAGGCAACCCATGTCCGAACCGATCGTGTTCGCACTGACCACCTGTACCACCACGGACCCTGCGACCGGACTGATCGTCCGAGTCAGCGAAGGGGAACCGTGGGCAGCACAGGACCCGTTCGTGAAGGCCCGACCCGACCTGTTCGGTGCAGTGCCCGAACGGATCCGACGGACCGTCCCGTACCTGCCGCCGGTCGAGCAAGCCTCAAAGGCTCCCGGCGAGAAGCGGACCACGAAGCGTGGCTAAGCCGAGCCGGCGAGCGAGGCCAGCAGCCAACACTCCGAAGCCCGTCAAGGTCGCAGTCGCCTACGTTCACGGCAACGAGGTCGCCCACTCCTGGCATCAGTCGATGCAGGCCCTCATCGCCTACGACATCGCCAACAACCAGCACGTCATCAACGGTGGCTGGTTCGCCACCCGCTACGGGACCGGCGGCATCATTCAGGCCCGCAACGACACCGTCCACGCGTTCCTGACCCAGTGCGATGCGGACTGGCTGTTCTGGGTCGATACCGACATGGGGTTCGCCCCGGACAGTGTCGACCGGCTCCTCGCCGCGGCCGACCCGGTCGAACGTCCCATCATGGGCGGACTGTGTTTCGCGATGCGAGAAGTCGGCATCGACCGTATCGGCGGGTACCTCGTGCAACCGACGACCACCATCTTCGATTGGGTGAAGATGGACAACGGTCAGCAGGGCTTCTACACCCGGCACGATTGGGAACGGGACGAAGTCACCCTGTGTGCTGGGACCGGCTCCGCATTCCTCATCATCCACCGGTCGGTGTTCGAGAAGATCGCCGCCGAGTACGGCAACACCTGGTACTCGCCGGTCTGGAACAAGAGTCTCAACATGAGCATCAGCGAGGACCTTTCGTTTTGCTCGAGGGCCGGAGCACTCAGCATCCCCGTCCACGTTCACACCGGCGTCAAGACCAGCCACCTCAAGCAGGCGTGGGTGGACGAACGGTTCTACGACCGGCTCGACCGGATCGGTCACGATGGCCCGCCGGCTGGGTCCTGACGCCCACCGGTACCTGCTGGCCGGCGACGGTCAACCGGTCACCCGCCCATTCCACTTGCGATGGCTGTTGCCGTGGGTGTGTGGGACGAACCTCCGATCATGGTGGACGATCTACCTCGCCTCGTGGGTTTGGCTCGCCTGTGGCATGGCCTGGTGGGCCTGGCGATCCGACCTCGAGCCGGCTCAGGTGATCCTTGCGGTCGGCCTGCTCCTCGGCCTGCCCGGGATCCTCGGACCGAAGGTCAGCATCCCAGTCCAGGTCGACCTCCCGGCTACAGCGATCACGGTCCTAGCGGTCCCGGCGGTGACCTCAGATCAGCCTGTAGCGGTCCTGTGTGGCCTTGTGCTGGTTCTGATCGGGGCGAACGTCCGAGAGACCGTCCCGATCGTCACGGCCCTCCTAGCGTGGTCCTGGCTACCGCTGATCGGACTGATCGTCCCGCTCATCGTGTGGATCGTCAGGACCCCGGCACCCTCGAGCGGGATTCCCGAATGGGATCGGATCCTCGAACATCCGGTCGCGACCTCGCTCGAGTATCACGCGGGTCGGTGGCGAGACGCCCGACTGATGATCCTGCCGTGGGGCGTCTGCCTCGTCGGTCTATATC